TGACACGGTATCGTTTGAGTTTGTTAAGGATTTTCGTCCTGCGGTTGTTCGCGCGGTATTGAAGTTGGGCAAGTTGGCTCATGAGGAGAGTGCTCATAGTCACTTGGCCCTTGATCCTGGGTTTTTGTTGGACAATGCGGAGCGTTACACTCATCTTTCCAGGCATGGTTTTTGGTTAGCGTGGGATGGAGACGAGGCTGTTGGTGTGTTTGCTGGGAAGGCGAATTCTTATTTCTTCAGTCGTGACTTGGTAGCGGGCGACAGTTTGTGGTATGTTGTACCTGAGAAGCGTGGATCGCGGGTTGGGCTTCAGTTATTGGGATTGTTTGAGCGGTGGGCGGAAGAGTTAGGTGTTGTTGACATACGGGTTGGTCAGACATCGAAGCTTGATCCACGGGTCTTTAATGGGATATTGAGCAGTAGGGGCTACGATTGCGTTGGTTCGTACTTTGTGAGGAAGGTTGATCATGTCTAGTAATTCACTTTGGAATCCCTTTTTGTTTTCGGTGTTCCGCGATCCACGGACCTTTAAGAATGACGAGCCGAGTGGCGGGAACGACGACAAGCCGAGCGGTGCACCTGCGCCCACTGTTTTCTATAACGACTACAGCGATCCTAACAATCCGGTGCTTGATACTTCGTCTGCTGTAGAAGACAGGCGGAGCGGTGATGGCTCTACCTCCTCCGCTTATGCGATTGCTAACGATACAAACTTTACTCCTGCACAGACCAATCAGGATGTTATCAACGAGATTTATGCATCCAGTGACAGCCCTTGGGAGACCAACGGCGCGGAGTTAACTGCGTTAACTGTGGACCGTGCTGCTCCGTACACTGGTGGCGGTGGCGGTGGTTCCCCTGCCCCAGCGGTGGTGGTTCCCCCTAAGGTGGTAGCTCCGGTAGCATCTTTCGAGGATACGTTTGCGGCAAACCGCGCTGCGGGCATTGGTTCTTTGCGCCCAGTATCGCGGCCCACGAATCTATTGTCTTCGCGCGAGCAGGCATTGGTTGATGCGTACAACTCGGTTCCGGATGACGACGAGAGTTACACTCCGGATTCGGAGACGATGGCGGCTTTATTAAAGAGTCAGGACAAGACTTCGGCTATTGCGGCTCCGTTGTCTGTTGCGGAGCAGGTTGCGAACTACGGTGGTGCGGACCTTGCTGCGAGGGACGAGGCTAACAACGCGGCAGCGGCCACGGCTTTTGACAACAGTGATTTTAACTACACGGTAGACACTGGGGCGGGTCGTAATTTAGACGCGGACCTTGGGGTTGGTGGATCAAGTGCCACTGTTAGTGCTGAGGATCTTTTAAACGACGACATAGCTTCGGACAACATCACGACGTATGTCACACCTGGCGGCGGCGGGGTTACGTTGTCGGACGACAACGCGAGGGCCCTTGATCAGATTATCAGCGGTGATCGGACGGCTTCTGATTTGCAGGGTGCGAATGTTTCTTTGGCGGGCGTCACACCTGCGACAACCCTATCCGCTCAGGATTTTCTCGACTCGTTGCCTGGGAACGACGTGGTTGCGGATCTAAGCGGATTTGCTAATTACAGCCCGCAGGATTTCTTGAACGAAGCGGGTTCCGGCATTCAACTTGAGAAGTCTTATGATGCGTTTGGCACCGAGTACGCCACGGCGGAACAGGCGGCGCAGGCGGATGTTGACATGAACAACGCTGCGGTTATTGCGAACAACCCAGACTTTGTGTCTGGGATCCCTGGTTATGTGCCCAAGGGACTAAAGACTCTGGTTGATACGAGCGGAGCTTCCAGAGTAGCTGACGATTTAGCGAACAACTTTGTGGGCGGCGGTTTTGAAGAGGCTAGCGGCATTGTAAGTGGTTTTGGGAACTACGGAGATGCGGCAGGCAAGTTCTTATACAACGCTCCAGGGAACATTGCTAATAATTTCCGTAAGAGTTTTGACTCCAACGCGCAATACCAAGACCCTTTCCGTGGGACTGTGGATCCGATCATGGATTTGCAGGGTTCCGGAGCGGGACAGGTTGATGCGGCTCTTGCCCGTGCAGCAAGCGCGGCTACCGCGGCTAAGTATGATAGACCTCAAGACCGAGTTACTGGGGTATCGGAGTTTGTTTCTCCTGCCGTATCGTCTTTGGACGAGTTGTCCCAAGGTAGGTATGATCGAGTTAGCGAAGAGATGCAGGAGCGGCAAGATCTTGCGAGGCTTCGCCCTGGAACCACTCTTGATGATCTGATTAACGGCAGAGCATTGACCGTTGGCGGAACCAAATGGGGCGATGATAAGTTAGCTACAACGAACAACGCGGTTCAAGAAGCGGCGGACGTTCTTTTAGATGTTGGTGCCACGGCGATTAACCCTCTTTATGGCGGCGCGGCGGTGCTTGCTACGTCTGGGTTGAGCGCAGGGGATTCCTCGATTGAAGGTATTCGCAGTAATTTGCAAACAGACTACAACGCGGGCAGTCTTCAAAAAACACCTCAGTTCCAAGAAGAACTACAAAGATATGGTGGAGATGAGCAGCGGGCCTTGGTTGCTTTACAGGACGCGGCGGCGTATGGATCCTTGCCAGCGGCGTTTGTAGGTGCGCTTGGCGACAGGATAGTAGCTAGTAGGTTGGCTCCAACTCCAGCGGTGTTAGCGGCCCCCGTTGTTAGCGGCCTGACAGAAACTGGTGAAGAGGTTCTAACCAACGTGGCTTCAAACCGGTTGGGCACGGACATTGATCCGATGTACAACACGGGTCGTGCCTTCACCGATGGACTAGCTGGTGGCACAGTGGGCGTTGCTCCTAGCGCCATTGCTCAAGCGGCTACCGCGGCTAAAAACGCAGGGGTTCTGAACCCCAACCTGAGTCCTACATCAGGCACACTTGCCAGTGAGAACACGACGGTTTCTACTGCGTATGATTTGGAGGGGCCAGAAGCTTTGCTGGCTATTACGGATCAACGAGATCCGATGACAACTTCTATGGAGTCTATGGCGGCTCAAGAGGTTATCAACGATCAGGTTAATCAAACAGGTGTTGTAGATTTCGGTATCTTAAAGCGGATCCAAAAGGCTACTGGCCTGTCGATGCCCGAGCTTAGATCCATGGAAAAGGCGGCAAAGAGCACTCAGCTTACGCCTGCGCAGATAGCGGCTATTCAGGGCGCACCTACTGGTGAGATCATGACAAACACTCCCGTATCCCCCAGCTTAGATGATGAGGTTACGGGTATCGGTGGCGGCAGCAACATTGCTGTGAGGCCAAATCCTGATGGGACGACTACGTTGACTGCGCCAGACGGAAGGCTAGCAGTTGTGGACGTAGGTCAAGACCTTGATGAAGCGATCAAAGTGTTTGACGAGGTTGTTACACCTATTGATGCTCAGACTGAGACATTAAGATTACAGGCTCAAGAGGAGGCAGCAGCATCGTCTGGGGTTCCAGACTTCACTTCCACTCCGTTCACCTCGGTTAGAACTGGCGGCATTTCCACGCTGGACACTCCAAGTGGCGTGGACACTGACTTTGTGGCTCCAGCAGCGGCAACTCAGGCCGATCAGGAAGTTGGCACTGTTGCCGCTGATGGGACCGCAACGGTTGCGGTAGATCCGAATGCGGTTGTCACGGGTACAGACCTTGCGGTTGTTAACGATCCGACCACGGATCTGGCAGTTATTCCTGAAACCACCACAGACTTAGCGGTTATTCCTGAAACCACCGTGGATGTAACCCCCACTGTGTTCTCAACGGTGGATATTCCGCCTGAAGAAGAAGAAGTAGAGATCGATCTTGACGAAGAAGAAGTGGTAACCGCGGACCCAGTAGTAACCGCGGACCCAGACGGCACGGACATCTTTGTCCCAGTCACCACAAGCACTGATGAAGACGGGAACATAGTCAACGAGTGTCCAGAAGGTTTCGAGCTTGTGATTACTGAAGATGGCCCTGTGTGCCAGAAGATTACTAAAGTGGTTTCATCTCGACAACGAGCGGGTGCTGGAACGAGGGCATATACGGGACTTGCAGGCAACCGAGGTCGAGTGGGCCCTGGTCAGAAGAGCAAGACAAAGATTTCATCGACTACTGAATCAGTTGCTCCAACGACCCGCTTAGTATGAACTTACAAGCCTTACCTGAAGAAGCTTTAAAAGAAATCTTGGCCTTAACCGAGGCCAAGAAAAGGCTTGATTTGCGTGAAGAGGCTTACGAGAAGTTCATGCCGTTTGCGCACCATGTGTATGAGAACTTCATCGAGGGCAGTCATCACCGGGTTATTGCGGAAAAACTTGAACGTGTTGCTCGTGGGGAGCTCAAGCGTTTGATTATCAACATGCCGCCTCGACATTCCAAGTCTGAGTTTGCAAGTTTCTTGATGCCAGCGTGGTTTTTGGGCCGCAATCCGAAATTAAAGATTATCCAGGCTACGCACAACACTGAGTTGGCGGTACGGTTTGGACGTAAAGTAAGAGATTTGATTGATGATCCAGCGTATAAAGAGATATTTCCGGACACGAATCTCAAGGAAGATAACAAGGGCGCGGGTAAGTGGGGCACTACAGCGGGCGCGGAGTACTTTGCTGCTGGCGTTGGCGCGGCGATTACAGGTCGCGGAGCGGATTTACTTATCATTGATGACCCGCATTCGGAACAGGACGCTTTAAGCGAGAGCGCATTCGACAATGCCTACGAATGGTACACTTCTGGGCCTCGTCAGCGTCTTCAACCGGGTGGAACGATCATCTTGGTTATGACCCGATGGGGTAAAAAAGACTTGACAGGCAGATTATTGGCCCAGCAGGGCAGTGATATCATGTCTGACCAGTGGGAGGTTGTGGAATTTCCTGCGATACTGCCGAGTGACAATCCATTGTGGCCGGAATTTTGGGATAAGGACGCTTTGCTTTCGATCAAGGCGTCTTTGCCTGTCGGAAAGTGGAATGCGCAGTGGCAGCAGAACCCTACGGCATCAGAATCGGCTATAATCAAGCGTGAGTGGTGGCAGGACTGGGAAGAAGAGAAGATCCCCCCTGTTAAGTACATTCTTCAGGCGTATGACACGGCGTTTTCCAAGAAAGAAACGGCGGATTACTCTGCGATCACCACTTGGGGCGTCTTTCAGCCCGAAGAAGGGGGGCCTGACCACCTAATTTTGATGGATGCGCAGCGCGGTAGGTGGAATTTCCCCGAACTAAAGCAAAAAGCCTTTGAAGAGCACGAGTATTGGGAGCCAGACATGGTTCTGGTCGAGGCGAAAGCTTCGGGTACGCCCTTGATTGACGAGTTGCGTCTGCGTGGAATACCAGCCTTGGGCTTCTCGCCGGGCAAAGGACGTGATAAGGTGACGAGAATGCACATGGTTGCGCCATTGTTCGAGGCTGGTGTAGTGTGGGCCCCAAAGGACAAGAAGTTTGCTGATGAAGTCATAGAGGAAGTTGTTTCATTTCCTAATGGAGATCACGACGACTTTTGTGATAGCATGACACTAGCATTGATGCGTTTTCGCCAAGGTGGGTTTATATCCCTTCATGGTGAGGAAGAAGAAGAAAACGAATATCGCCGTAAGCGGGAGTATTACTAATGGCTTTGCCACCACTTTTAGATTCTGGAATTTCCCCTGAAGACATGATGCCGACAGAGGCTTCGGTAGATATTTCCGTGCCGCAGCCTGAAGATTTTGCTGGTGGTGCCGAAGTTCTAGACGACGGTCAGGGTGGCGCAATTATTCAAGCCTTGGCAGAGGCGATTCAGGGAGCCGAGGAAGAAGCACAGATCCCTCACAACGCTAACCTGGCTGATTTCTTGGAGGATGGCTACCTTGGGGAGATATCTTCTGACCTTCGGGCGTCTTATGAAGATGACATGGAGTCTCGTTCCGAGTGGGAAGAAACCTACACTCAGGGTCTAGACCAGCTTGGCGTTAAGTATGACGAGCGCACACAACCTTTCCAAGGGGCATCGGGGGTTACTCACCCGTTGATCGCGGAGAGCGTCACACAGTTTCAGGCACAGGCCTACAAGGAGCTCCTGCCATCTGGTGGCCCAGTCAAGACTCAGGTCTTGGGTTTGCAGGATGTAGCTCGGGAAGAACAGGCTGCTCGGGTTAAAGACTTCATGAACTACCAGATTATGGAGGTCATGGAAGAGTTTGATCCAGACATGGACCAGTTGTTGTTTTATTTACCGCTATCTGGCTCTACGTTTAAGAAAGTTTACTTTGACGAGGCAAAACAGCGGGCTGTATCCAAGTTTATCCCTGCACAGGATCTGGTTGTACCTTACGCTGCCTCTGATCTGGCGACAGCTTCTCGTGTTACGCATGTTCTTCGCATGGATGGGAATGAAATCCGCAAGATGCAGTTAGCTGGCTTCTACCGAGACGTAGAGTTAAGCGCGTTTAACCACGAGAGCGATGTTCGTCAGAAGGTTGACGAGATACAAGGCACGTCGCGTACTTACTCAGACGAAGTTTACACTATTCTTGAGATGCATGTGGACTTAGACATCGAGGGATTTGAGGATATGGCTCCTGATGGAGAGCCTACCGGAGTAGCTATACCGTACATTGTTACGTTGGATGAGGGTTCGGGGCACATCCTGTCTGTTCGTCGTAACTTTGAAGAGGGCGGTGGGATTGCTAAGAAGCAGCAATACTTCGTCCACTACAAGTTTATGCCTGGTCTAGGGTTCTACGGTTTCGGTTTGATCCACATGATTGGTGGTTTGGGCCGCGCTGCTACGAGTATTCTTCGCCAGTTGATCGACGCCGGAACCTTGGCAAACCTCCCTGCTGGGTTCAAGGCTCGGGGTGTAAGGGTTCGAAATGACGATGAGCCCTTACAGCCTGGAGAATGGCGAGACATTGACGCTCCCGGCGGCAACATACGGGATGCGATTATCCCACTGCCGTACAAAGAACCATCGGCTACTCTTGCGCAACTTCTAGGCGTCCTCATAGAGGGCGGAAGGCGTTTTGTTTCACTGGCAGACCAACAGACAGGGGACACTAACTCAGCGGCTCCTGTGGGGACTACAGTGGCTATGCTGGAGCGCGGCATGAAAGTTATGTCCGCCATCCACAAGCGGCTGCATTATGCACAACGCCAAGAGTTCCGTGTTCTAGCTCGGATCTTCAGGGACAACATGCCTGATGACGGCTACCCATATGACGTGGTTGGCGGTGATCGCATGATTATGGCGACGGACTTTGATGGACGTGTAGACGTTATCCCAGTCAGCGACCCGAATATATTCTCGATGGCGCAGCGTGTTACATTGGCTCAGACGCAGTTGCAGTTGGCTCAGTCTAACCCGCAGTTGCACAACTTGAACGCGGCGTACCGTAGGATGTATCAGGCTCTTGAAGTCCAGAACATTGATGAGATTCTGCCGCCCCCTGCTGAACCACAGCCGCTTGATCCTGCGATTGAGAACGCTCGTGCGTTGATGGGTGAGATTCTAAACACGTTCCCAGATCAGGATCACGACGCGCACCTTCGGATGCACATGGCGTTTATGAAGACTCCGCTGGTTTCCACGTCTCCTCAAGTGATGGGCACGTTCTACGCTCACGTTATGGAGCACGTTTCTCAGAAGGCTCGGAAGATGGTTCGCGCTGAGATCGAGGCTATCATTGCTCAAGCCCAGCTGGCGGCTCAAAGCGGGGCTATTGACCCGCAGGCGGCGCAACAGCAGATCATGAAAGTGCAGCAAGACATGCAGGATCCGGCTCAGATGGAGCAGTTGATTTCGTTGCAGATGGAAAAAATCATGTCGGAGATTCTGCCAGGTCTACTACCTGCTGGGAACGACCCCATGAGCGATCCATTGGTACAAATACGAATGCAAGAGTTGGCGATCAAGCAGCAAGACTTGCAGCGTAAGACTGAAGAAGACCAAGGCGATATGTTAATCGAGCTTCAGAAGATGCAGCAGCAGGCGGCGTCTTCAGCAGCGAGGATCGAAAGCTCGGAGGAGATCGCAGACAATAGAAACGATGTGAACCGTGAGCGTATTCAAGTTCAACGTGACAAGATGCAACAAGGGGGCTAGCCTGTGGCTGTCCTTGAAACCATCATGGCGGCGAACGCGGCTTATGGCGTTATAAAGAAGTGCCTTGAAAATGGGCGTGAAGTTAAGGATATGGTGGGCCATG